ATAAGAGACCTTTTAAAGACTTGATAGAGACCCTAAAAGAATAACTACTTTCAACTTCCAGTAGTTGTTCTCATAGAGACCCTAAAAGATCTCTTGTTTAACTAAACAGAACTTTATAGACTATAGAGGCAATTCTGTGTCTGAGAACAAAAGAGTAGGTAGACCCTCAAAGAAGGCTGTTTCATCTGTTAAGAAAGGTAACAGGAATTCTGTTGGTAGACCTAAAGGTGATGCTGCAACAATCAATGAATACAAAGCACGGATGCTTGCATCTCCTAAGAGTAGGAAGGTGTTAGACAGTATCCTCAATGCAGCTCTTGATGACGATCATAAGAACCAGGCAGCAGCTTGGAAGTTGTGTATGGATCGGTTGTTACCTGTTAGCTATTTCGAGAAGGATAAGGCAGGAGGAGGCAGAGGTGCTATCAACATAAGTATTACTGGTGTTGGTGGTGAGACTACTGTTATTGCCGGTGGTGAAGAAGACATAGAAGAGGGTAACTATTCAGATGTATGATATTAACCAAGACTTAGATTACTTCACTAAAGAAGAGTTTGCCTGTCAGCATACAGGTGAGAATGAAATTAAAGATACATTCCTATTGAAGCTAGACCTGTTAAGAGCAAGGTGTGGTTTCCCATTTGTTATCACTAGCGGCTATCGTAGCCCCGAACATCCGATTGAATCGAGAAAGGAGAAAGCAGGAACTCATGCCCAAGGCATTGCAGCAGACATTAAAGTTAGTACGTCACAACAAAGGTACACGTTGGTTGAGGAAGCTATCAAGATGGGATTTGGAGGCATTGGAATACACAGTGTGTTCGTCCATATTGATATGCGCAGTGTTGACGGTAATGCTAAACCTGTAATGTGGTTGTACTGACATGGATGATTATTTACAAGAAATCTATGAAGTGTGGGCAGGCTCTGACGGTTACGTTCCTAGAACGCCACTAGAAGTTTATTTAGACTTTTTAATAAAACAAATGAAAGACTTAGCAGTTGAAGGTTTAAATGACTGACTTAAAGGTCGAACTACTGCCGTGGCAGCAAGAGGTCTGGAATGATGATGCACGCTTCCAAGTAATAGCTGCTGGTAGACGTACAGGTAAGTCTCGTCTCGCTGCATGGAAGTTAATCATTGAAGGTTTGACTACGACTAAGGGTCACGTCTTCTACGTTGCTCCTACACAGGGGCAGGCTAGAGACATTATGTGGCAGACGTTACTGGAAGTAGGTAATCCAGTCATTGTGTCTAGCCACGTTAACAACTTACAGATTAAGCTAGTCAACGGTGCTACCATCGCACTCAAGGGTGCCGATAGACCAGAGACTATGCGTGGTGTCAGCCTTAAGTTCTTGGTCATGGATGAGTACGCCGACATGAAGCCGGAGGTCTGGGAGCAAATCCTAAGACCTGCCCTAGCTGACCAGAAGGGTTCAGCGATGTTCATAGGTACGCCTATGGGCCGTAACCACTTCTACGACCTACATCAGTACTCTGTGCTGGCTAAGGATAAAGACTGGAGTGGTTGGCACTTTACCAGTTACGACAATCCGTTACTAGACGCAGAAGAGATTAATGCAGCTAAGAAGTCGATGTCAGCATTCTCCTTTAGACAGGAGTTCATGGCGTCCTTTGAGGCAGCAGGTGGTGAGCTCTTTAAGGAAGAGTTCGTTAAGTTCTCAGAGGAAGAACCAAAAGATGGCCATTATTACATTGCTGTCGATTTGGCAGGATTTGCAGATGTCTCAAAGAATACAACCAAGACTAACAGGCTTGACCAAACGGCTATTGCTGTGGTTAAAGCAGGCACTGAGGGTTGGTGGGTTGATACTATCATACATGGCCGTTGGGGCGTCGAAGAGACTGCCAGACGAATCTTTGAAGCAGTTAGAGACTACAAGCCTATCTCAGTCGGTATTGAGAAAGGAGCCCTAAAGAACGCTGTACATCCATACCTGAATGATATAATGAAGAAGAACCAACGATTCTTCAGAGTGGAAGAGCTTACTCACGGTAACCAGAGGAAGATAGATAGGGTTGTCTGGGCCTTACAGGGTAGGTTTGAGCACGGTAATATAACACTTAATAAGGGTGAATGGAACGCTCCCTTCTTAGATGAGTTGTTTCAGTTCCCTAACAAGCTTGTTCACGATGATTTGATAGATGCACTGGCTTACATAGACCAGTTGGCTAAGATAGCCTACGCTATTGATTACGAAGAAGAAGAATACGAATTCCTAGACACCTACGCAGGGTACTAAACTATGTTAGATTCCAACGAACCATTCACTATTGAAGAATCACTAGAAGGATGGGTAAGCAACAAAGCAATGTCTTGGAGAGATTACTTTGAGGCCAACTACTCACAGAAGTTCGATGAGTACTATCGCCTCTGGCGTGGACAGTGGGCTCCTGAAGATAAGACTAGGCAGTCAGAACGCTCTCGTATCATTAGTCCAGCACTACAGCAGGCTGTTGAGTCATCCGTAGCGGAGCTAGAGGAAGCTACCTTTGGTCGTGGTAAGTGGTTCGACATCAAAGATGACTACATGGACAAGGATAACGCGGACGTTCAGATGCTCCGTAACCACCTAGAAGCTGACTTCAAGCGTAACAAAGTCCGCAAGGGTGTAGCTGAGTGTTTAATCAACGCTGCTGTCTTCGGTACTGGCATCGCTGAGATTGAATTGTCAACTGAAAAAGAATTTAAACCAGCCACTCAGCCTTTGATGGATGGAGAGCTAACAGCAGTTGGTGTCAACATCGTAGACCGTACTTGTGTCAAGCTACGACCCGTTATGCCACAGAACTTCCTTATTGACCCAGTAGCTACGTCTATTGAAGATGCTTTAGGTTGTGCTGTAGATGAGTTTGTCTCTCGACACATCGTAGAGAAGCTACAGGAGCA